GGAACAAAGAAAACAACACACCATTTAGTTTATTCTATAGAAATAAAGCTACAAATAGTGAAATTGCTATCCTTCGAGAGTACCTACAGCAGTGGTGTAAGCTACAAAAATTTGAAACTAGAATCTTCCGTATCGTGCGTAACGTGTTCAAATACGGCGATGCGTTCTTTGTTCGCGATCCTGAAAATAAGAAATGGATGTACATTGACACTGGCAAGATTACCAAGATCATTGTGAATGAAAGTGACGGTAAAGCACCAGAACAGTATGTTATCCGTGACCTAAATCCTAACTTCCAGCACTTAGTTGTTACACAGATCAATCCTAATTCTCAAAATACCAACAACCGCGGAACATCATTTGTTGCTGGCGGAGCAGCCGCTCGCGGCCAGCCTGGCGCATATCCAAGTAGTCAAAGTTCACGATTTAGTAGCGGACAGGACGAAGTTGCTGTTGATGCAAAGCATGTTATACATTTAAGTTTATCAGAAGGTCTTGACAACAATTATCCATTTGGTAATAGCTTGTTAGAAAGCATTTTTAAAGTTTACAAACAGAAAGAACTGCTTGAAGATGCTATCATTATCTATCGTATACAACGTGCTCCAGAACGTAGAATCTTTTATATTGACGTGGGAAATATGCCAAGTCATTTGGCTATGAGCTTTGTTGAGCGTGTAAAGAACGAAATACATCAAAGACGTATTCCAAGTTCAACAGGTGGAGGCAACAACGTTGTTGATAGTGCCTACAATCCGTTAAGTATCAACGAAGACTACTTCTTTCCGCAGACAGCAGAAGGTCGTGGAAGTAAAGTAGAAACACTTCCGGGCGGTACTAACTTAGGTGAAATTGATGACTTAAAGTACTTTACTAACAAGTTATTCCGTGGCCTACGTATTCCGTCAAGCTACTTGCCAACAGGCGCAGATGACAGCCAATCACAATATAACGACGGACGAGTTGGTACTGCATACATTCAAGAACTGCGTTTTAACAACTATTGCCAGCGTTTACAAAGTCTAATGCAGGATGTTTTTGACCAAGAATTTAAATTATATTTGAATGAACGTGGTGTAAACATTGACTCAAGTTTGTTTGAAGTACAGTTTCAAGCACCACAGAACTTTGCTACCTATCGTCAAGCAGAGCTAGATGGACAACGTGTACCACAGTTCCAAACTATGAGTCAGATCCCATTCATGAGCAAGCGTTTTGCTATGAAACGCTTCTTAGGTATGAGCGATGAAGAGATGGCGGAAAATGAGCGCATGTGGGCTGAAGAGAATGGAAAAGGCAGTGCTATTCCTACTGACAGCTCAGGCGAACTACGTGGCGCAGGCATTAGTTCAGCAGGTATTGAAAGTGACTTAGGTGACTTATCTGATGACACTGCTCCCCCAGAAGTTGGCGGAGCAGACATTACAGGTGGCATGCCTGCGGCTCCTGGTGCGGCACCGGCAGCAATGCCACCGGTAGCATAAATACTACTATGATACTTAGAGAATTATTTTATGCTGATAAAGATATGCAGGCCATTTCAAATGACCTGCAATATTCAGCCAGCCAAGACGATAGTCCTTTGAAAAGAAAAGATACTCGTAAGACAAGATTAACCTTACGACAGATCAACGAACTAAGAAAAGCTTCTGAAAGCCATATATTAGAACAAGAAAAAGATTTAGAACTTGTACAGCAAATGTACATGACGCCGGCTGCACCGCCCGCGTAATAAATAACTCGATGACGATTTTTTCTAAAATCGTCTAAAATTCCACCATTATAACGTTTATATTACAATTAAGTGTAAATATATCGACAGCCTTTACAATCTAATTAGGAGACAAACATGACTGATCGTTCAAAGTTCGAACAGATGCTAGAGCATCTTGTTAATGAAGAAAGTGATAAAGCCAAAGAGCTTTTCCATCAACTAGTAGTTGAAAAATCTCGTGAAATCTACGAAAACATTTTAGCAGACGACTTCACAACTGAAGCCGACGGCGATGACGAGGAAGAAGACGACCTTGAAGAAGCAACTAAAGACGAAGATGATGAAGATATGGAAGAAAGTTTTGGCTTTGCTGAAGGTGACGATGAAGAAGACACAGGTGACATTGGCGGCGACGCCGGTGACGACTTTGTAAGCGACATCGATGCTGGTGACGAAGGTGACGAAGAAGGCATGGGCGGCGAAGGCGATATTGAAGATCGCGTAGTTGACCTAGAAGATGCACTTGACGACCTACGTGCCGAATTTGAAGCATTAATGGGCGACGAAGAAGGCGGCGACATGGGCGGAATGGACGACATGGGCGGCGATGATATGGGTGCTGGCGACATGGGCGGAATGGACGACATGGGCGGCGAAGAAGAATTAGAAGACAGCTTCATGCGTGAGTACGTAGAGAAAGTTGGCAACCCAAAGCATGGCGACAACGGCGCAAACACCAAGTCAGTTATGGCAAAAGCAAACAATATGGGCGGTACAACTGCTAATATCGTAAAAGGTGGTGAGAGCACAACAGGCGGCACAAAAGGCGGCTTGTTAAATCCATCAACTAAAGAAGAAAACTTTGGTAACGTTAATGTCCCAGGCGGTAACGCAGGTAAGACAGCGTTTAAGAAGAAAGAAGCTGGACACGGCGCTGAGAAAAAAGCAACTGGCGACAATGGCGACAGAAGTGCTGATAGCCCGTTAAATGGCGCTCCTAGAAGAGCAAAGTAAGTAGATAAAGATGAACTATCTTCGAGAAAACCTGAGTTTCGACCAAGCGAGAGTAGTCGTTGAATCCGATGGCGAGAATGGAAAGAACCTTTACATGAAGGGAATTTTCATTCAAGGCGACAAGAGGAATCAGAATCAGCGTGTTTATCCTGGAAGAGAGATTGCCAGGGCTGTCAAAACCCTGAACGATCAAATTGCAGGTGGGTACTCAGTACTTGGCGAAGTAGATCATCCAGATGACTTAAGAATCAACCTTGACCGTGTGAGCCATATGATCACAGAAATGTGGATGGATGGCGCAGACGGTTACGGAAAATTAAAAATCTTAGCAACACCTATGGGACAACTAGTGAAAACTATGTTAGAAAGTGGCGTGAAGTTAGGAGTATCAAGCCGCGGATCCGGAAATGTCAGCGATGGCAGTTCCGGTGAAGTATCAGATTTTGAGATTATCACAGTTGATGTGGTAGCTCAACCTAGTGCCCCTGGCGCATACCCTACACCAATTTATGAACACCTGATGAATAGTCGCGGTGGTTATAACAGCTTACGCATAGCGCAAGAGGTTAAAGGTGACCCTAAAGCACAAAAATATCTCAAAGAGAGCTTATTAGGTATAATAAGCAAACTCCAATAAAGAGGAGAATCACATGTTGGACGCACTAAAGAATTTGTTTGAAAACAACGTGGTTTCGGAAGAGATCAAAGAATCTATTGAGGCTGCTTGGGAAGCTCGCATTGTCGAGAACCGCACACAAGTAACTCAACAGCTACGTGAAGAATTTGCTCAACGCTATGAACATGACCGTCAGGTTATGGTCGAAGCAATTGACCGCATGTTAGGCGATCAGTTGAAAGAGGAAATTCAGCAGTTTGTAGAAGATCGTAATCAATTAGCAGAAGCTAAGGCAAAGTATGCAGTAAAAATGCACAACGATGCTAACCTAATGAAAGAGTTTGTTACTCGTCAATTAGCTAGTGAAGTTAAAGAATTACACGAAGATCAAGTACAAATGGCTTCTAAGTTTCACACACTTGAGAAGTTTGTCGTAGAAGCTTTGGCTCAAGAAATCGCAGAGTTCCATACAGACAAGCAAGACATTGCAGAAATGAAGGTACGTTTGGTACGCGAAGGCCGTCAGGCACTAGCTTCCATGAAGGAACAATTCATTAAACGTGCAGCTACGTTGGTCGAGAATACAGTTGAAAAGACTCTTACCAAAGAGATTGGTCAATTGAAAGAAGACATCGAAGCAGCTCGTCGTAACGATTTTGGTCGTAAATTATTCGAAGCTTATGCAAGCGAATATCAAAACAGTTACTTAAACGAAAAATCAGAAACAGCTAAATTGCTCAAAGTCATAGACAAGAAAGATCTACAAGTTGCAGAGGCTCATCACGCTGTAGCACAAGCAACTCAGATCCTAGAAAGCAAGGAAGCACAAGTTAAAGCTCTAATGGAGAGCAAAGACCGTCAAGAAATTATGAATGAATTAGTAGCACCTTTGGGCAACACCCAGAAAGCTATTATGACAGAATTACTTGAGAGTGTACAAACTGGCAAACTACGCAGTAGTTTTGACAAGTACCTTCCAGCAGTTATTGCTGGCGAAGCTCCACAGAAGAAGAAGGCACTAGTAGAGGCAAAAGAAGTCACAGGCAACAAAGAAACCCACAGCGTCGGTAGCAGCGAGCACGAAAGTAATATTTTCAATATGCGTCGTCTAGCTGGAATTAAACATTAATTAGGAGAAAATAAATGTCAGAACTACTAACAGGCCGTTGGGCAGAAACAAAAGAAGCACTTCTTGAAGGCCTTCAAGGCACTAAGAGATCTGTAATGGCATCTACACTAGAGAACACACGTAAGTATCTAGCTGAGAGTGCAAGTACAGGTGCTACTTCTGCCGGAAACGTCGCAACATTAAATCGTGTGATCCTTCCAGTGATCAGACGTGTCATGCCAACAGTTATTGCTAACGAGTTGGTCGGTGTACAACCAATGACTGGACCAGTTGGTCAAATCCATACGCTACGTGTTCGCTACAGCGACACAGTTAGCGGCACATTTGGCGCTAACGCTGGTGAAGAAGCACTAAGCCCATTCAAGATTGCTGAAGGTTATTCCGCAAGCAATGGCTCTGCTGCTACTGCTGCATCAACTGCATCCCTAGAAGGTGCGGCTGGTAAGCGTATGAGCATCCAGATCTTGAAACAAACAGTTGAAGCTAAGACACGTAAGTTATCAGCTCGCTGGACATTCGAAGCTGCTCAAGATGCACAAGCCCAACAAGGTATTGACATCGAAGCAGAAATCATGGCTGCTCTTGCACAAGAGATCACAGCTGAGATTGACCAAGAAGTTCTTGGTTCTTTAGCAACTTTAGCTGGTTCACAGAACTTGCAGGCTTATGACCAAGCTGCTGTTTCTGGTACTGCTACATTCGTTGGTGACGAACATGCTGCTCTTGCAGTTATGATCAACCGCGTTGCTAACACTATCGCCCAGCGTACACGTCGTGGTGCTGGTAACTGGGCAGTTGTAAGCCCAACAGCATTGACAGTTCTTCAGTCTGCTACTACAAGCGCATTCGCTCGTACAACAGAAGGCACATTCGAAGCACCTACAAACACTAAGTTTGTTGGTACATTGAACAATGCTATGAAGATCTATGTAAACACTTATGCACAGAATGATGATGTATTAGTTGGTTACAAAGGTGCTAACGAAAGTGATGCAGCAGCATTCTATTGCCCATACATTCCATTGATGAGCAGTGGTGTTGTTCTAGATCCAGCAACATTCGAACCAGTCGTATCATTCATGACACGTTATGGTTATGTAGAGTTAAGCAACACTGCTTCTTCTCTAGGTAATGCAGCTGACTATCTAGGCAAAGTTACATTAACTGGCCTAGCATTTAGCTAATCAACTTACCGCAAGGTACGTTACTTACAAAGGACTCTTCGGAGTCCTTTCTCTTTATGTGATAAATACTTTGTATGATTTACACAGGGTAGATCTTATGCGGAAATCCAACCGCGTACAGCCTAGAACGCTGTTTTTCTTAAGGAGAAATTAAAATGGGACGTCCTTTAAATAAAAAATATTTTGGTAACCGCAACACAGGTTCCGCAAGCACCGCAGCTGATAATTCTATCGGTGGTGGAGCAGTTGCTAGTGTTACATTAAACGCATTAGGCGCATATACAACTCGCCCAACAATTACATTTGCAGTGCCAACACTACCAGGTGGTGTTCGTGCTACTGGTACTATTACTTCTGAAGTTGTTAGTGCCGCAGTCAGCGGTACACAAACTCGTGCTTATCCAACAGCCGCAGCCGCAATTGGTTTCAATACTGCCGGTTCGACCTTTACAGCAACCGTAACCAGCGCCGCTCTAACAACTGTAGTTCGCGCAAGTGCTACAACAATAGGTTTTGATGCTGCCAGCGCAAACCTTGCCATAAGTGGTAACAGTATTCACATTACAGGCGCAAGTATCACAGGTACATTATCAATTGGTGGTGTAGCAATTGCCGCTGGTCAAATTTATTATACAGGTGCTCCAAGTACCACTACATCAGCAACATTGTATGCCACATATGCTGACGCAGTTTCTGCAACTAACCCATTAACTATTGTTGCTGGTACAGGCGTTGGCGGTGCAACATTTACACACGGTGTTACATTTGGTGCAGTGACAGCATTAACTCCAGTTGCTCGTGGTTCATATGAAGCATTAGTTGCAAGCGGCGATGCTGTAGTTGCTACAGCTGGTGTAGGTTCTGGACTAACAATCACTCCAACATATCGTGCTAAAGCAGTTGTCATTACAGAAGCAGGTTCTGGATACACAGCAGCACCAACACCGACATTTACACAATCAGTAACAGCTACATCAGTTAACATGTTAGTTGACAGTGGTAACATTCGTACAACTGGAAATCAAGAAAATGCTATTTTGATGACAGCATTCTTAACTGGTGGATCAGCATTACCAGTTGACATTATTAAACAAGTATCTACTAACCGTTTTAGAGTAACTGATGGTACACTTACTGGTATTGTTAAATTAACAGATTCATTAGCCAATGCCGCAGGTGAAGGCAGCGTTCGGTTACTTGACACAGATGGCGGCACATATTTTGCTACTAAACTTACAGCACGTAAAGCTGTTATTACTCGTGGCACTGGCACACAAACAGCATTTGTTACAGGTACATCAGTTCCGTGGAACATGACTGCTGCAACTGCAACATCATTGTTAATCGATAACGCTTAATTAGGTCTGGGGACTCAGGTCCCCTACTAAGGATAATAGATGTCAAAGATATTAAAAATTACCGATGGTGATTATAAGATTAAAACCAGAAACTATGGCAGTATCACTTTAGATACTGGCATTGAAGTGGGTGAAGTAATTGTTACTGGTTCCTTGACAGTACGAGGGAATACAACAACAGTTAATTCTGAAACTTTAACTATTGTTGACCAACGTATTGAACTTAATGTTGGCGAATCTGGGCCGGGAGTAACAACTAAACCAACTGACACTAGTTTAGAGTCAGGAATTTTAATCCATCGTGGTGCTAATAATACTGCTGCTAGTAGAGATGTTCTAGTAGTGTTCAAAGAAGTAGAGCCAGGCTTCCCATCAACTGCCATTGCCGGGCGCGGCACAATACAATTCAAATATTCTAACGGCGATCCAGTTGCTATCAGCACTAACAGTATTAGTGTGCCAGGTAACGGAAATCTTGGATTGATTAATGCAGGTAATGGTTATGTTACAGTATCTGGTACTACTAATTATGAACTCAATGCGTTTAGTTATACTGCATGGAATCTCGCTGGCAGTCCACGTGCAGCATATGCTATTCCTAACGCATTGATAACAGTAGTTGACGATGACGTTATACCAAATGCAAAAGGTCTGGTGGACTTTGTTGATGCATCACTTTACTATTATAGAAGTCCTTTGCTATCAGAAGGCGATACTACAGTAAGAACATACGATGCCCAGGCACCTTTCTTAAATTCACCTAGTAGAATTGAGTTTACAGTTGACGGCAGTTTAAGAGGAAAATTTATTGCCACAGGATTAGATGTTGATAATGTTAATATTTTTACAAATACTATTAATAACGCAACTAACAATTTAATTTTATCTGCTACAACTACTAATACTGTAGAAGTCAATGCATTGTTACAGTTAAATAATCAAGCAAGTGATATAACCGTAGCAGTAACAACTGCAACTCAAATATATACAAAAGCTGCTGAAGGTCCTGGACGTACTGGAATTTATTTTACCAACGATACAGCCTATGGAGCAAACGCATATAACAACGATGAATTAGTAAGTAAGAACAGAGCAGTATTGCTAAGTATCTTACTATAAGGAAAGAACATGGCGATTAAAAATACAGCAATTCCAGCAACAACTGATACGGCAATTTATACTAGTAGCGGAAATAATGCTATTACAACTATCATTGTATGCAATACTAATACAACTCCTACTACTGGAGATAGAACATTAACATTGTATGCAGTAGAACACTCTGGTGCAGCCGTAGGAACTCCTAGTACTGGAAATATGATAGTTCAAACTTTAACAATTCCTGCAGGGGATACTATAAGTTTTGATCAAGAAAAAATGGTGTTAGCTGACTTTGATAGTGTTGTAGCTTATGCCAGCGGAACTGGAATAACAGCAACAGTAAGTACATTACCGGTATAAGACAATGAGATTTTTAAAAACGTTAACACTCAATCGTAGATCAGTTTATGATGACAGATTAGCTATCAATACTGATAGCGAAGTCATTATGAATACTACTGCGTCACTGTTAGTACCTTACGGAACTACTGGCGAACGTACTAGTGACGTTAACGGCATGGTCCGATACAATGCCACTACGAAAGAATTTGAAGGATATCAAGGCGGCGTAGCAGGAGCAACAGGTGGAGGTCAATGGCGTCCTTTTAGATTTAAAGAACCTAATGGTGTTGTTTTACAAGATGTTGGACCAGCTGATGGACCAACGGATACTCAAACTGTATTTGGTCCATTAACGCCTGATCCATTTTTATACGCTACCCACCAATCTGATATAGATACAAATTCAGTACTGTACCCTTCAGGTTGGGTTGCTGGCCAAATGGCTAAAAATATACTAGTAATTACTGAAACTATTGTGCAACTAGGTGGTGTAAACTTTAACATTGTACAAGATCCAACTACTACTGGAACAGGCGATGAAATTACAACCGGTGCATTTGTAGACGGCGTTGAGTATGTAATTACTAATGTAGGCGATACCGACTTCATTGCATTGGGTGCAAGTGCAAATACAGTTGGGGTCGTTTTCACTACTGCACCAGCAAGCGGTGGTGGCAACGGCACTACAGGTAAAGTAAGAAAGACAGGCACATACTTAGAGTTTTACACTGCGGTTCCTGCAGGCCGTTCTGTGCATATTATTCACAACCTAAACCAATAACAATCTACTATAAATAGTGTATTGGAGCTGAATATGGCGAATGCACTAGGTAGAATTTCTGGTCAATTATTAAAAAATAACCTAACCCGCAACGGCCAGGATCTTGTATTTGACGATCTTGGCACTACTGATCCCGTATTAAAACTCAATGTAACTAATCGTTATGTTAGCATTAACTCTGACACTACATTAAGAGATTTATTTGTTAACGAAAAGATACGTACTACTAATTTAATATCTGTAGATCGATTAAACGATCCGTTAGACGCATCCCCTCTCAAATTAAGCATTAGTGGAACTACCATTATTTCTAGAGATAATCTTAATTTTTCCGCAGCCACGCAAGTAAATGCAAACATTATTCATACTGATAACATACGTATTGATAACAGGGTAATATCAACTAGAACTCTTAATACAACTTTAGATTTTAGTCCAGCAGGATCATTAGACATTTATAATGTGTTAAATGTCACTGGTAACTTACGAGCATGGGATGCTGGACCTGGAACTGGAAATATTACCCTAGACGGTAATATTACGTTTGGCAGCACAGACCAATCTGGAACTAATGCAGATACCATTTCGTTTAATGCAGATATCAATACTGATATTAATCCTAATCTAGATGAAACATATCGGTTAGGATCTACTACACAACGTTGGGAAGGGTTATATACTGAACTAATTAATGGTGAACAGGTATCAACAATAGGACTATCTTCCAGCGGCGTTAATTTAGTATTGAGACCTGGAAAAAGTTGGTACGTTGCTACTAACGGGTCAGACACAAATGTTGGCAATCATCAGAGTGGCCCCTTTGCCACAATTAAACATGCGCTCGACGAATCATCTGCCGGCGACACTGTTTACATTTATCCAGGAACCTATACAGAACAATTTCCGCTAACGGTCCCAGTTGGGGTAGCTGTTAAAGGTACCGGCATTCGCTCAGTAACGGTGCAACCTACTGCGCTTACACAGTCAAACAATGCGTTTTTACTCAACGGTGAAACTACTGTTAGTGATTTAACCGTTAAGGATTTTTATGCTCCAGGTTACGCATTTAGTTTTGCTCCTGGATTTACTGTATCTACCCGTAGTCCTTATGTACAAAATATAACAGTACTCACAAAAGGTAGTGTTACATCGCCAACTGATCCGAGAGGATTTGACGAAGGTGATGCAGGCGGCGGCGCCTATGTTGACGGTAGTCTGGCAACATCAGCTAGTAAAGAAGCTAGTATGTTGTTCCACAGTGTAACATTTATTACCCCGGGTGTAGATGCTCTAACAATGACCAACGGTGTTCGTGTAGAGTGGTTAAACTCGTTTACTTACTTTGCTAATAAAGGTCTATATGCAACAAACGGTACACTGGGGTTTGGCAGTTCTGTTGTAGGTTTTGACAGCATCGTAGGATTTTACGGACAAAACGGAGTTGTATTAACTGGCGATGGCTCTAAAACTGTCACCGTCAATGTTTCTCTTACTGGTCTAATTACTATTGTTAGCATAGACGTTGGTGCTGTATCCGGATATTATATATCAACTGGTGGCACAACCTGGGTTGTTACTTTAGGAAAGTTTGGCGCTGAACTACGTAGTATAGGATCTGCAAACGTCTATGGTAACTACGGCGCCGAAGCAGATGGTGCAAGTACACTAATGTACTTGATACAGCATAATTTTGCCTATATTGGAACTGGAAAAGATTTTAGTAATGATATATCGTTAGTAATTCAAGCCAACGAAACAGTAGAACTTAATAGC